CTAACTGGCCTGGTCTTTTTTTACGTCCAATCGACGGTTACTCGACGCTTTCGACATCACACCATCCAAAGCATCCGCCACCTCGACATGCACCCGACCCCGACCCATGTACACATCCTGAGTCATCGAAATCTGGGCGTGCCCGAGCTGATCCGCAGCGACACGAGCCGTCAACCCTTCCTCGTCGATGATCGTAGCTACGGTCTTACGGAACGTGTGCGACGTCACCCAGTCGAGGCCGAGGGCGGTACGGACTTGCCGCCACTGCCGGCCAACAGTGTCCGGGTCACGCAACGTCCCCGTCGACGACTGAAACAGCATCGCCCCGTTCTGCGGCCGCTCGCTGAGCATGTCGACAGCGAACTGCGGCAACGGCAATTCACGCTCACCGGCCTCGGACTTCGGGAACCCCTGCCACTCCAGCCCGGTCCCAACGAGCCGCACCACTTTCCCGGCGACACGGATGCGGCGCTTCCCGAGGTCGATATCTTCGGCCCACCGCAGGCCCATGAGTTCACTGATGCGGACACCTGTGGCCGCGAACATCGTGACGACGTCCGCGAGGTCCGCGTGCTCGCAGAACTCCGCTACCGTCGGCACCCGCTGATGCGTCGTCGTCTTCAAACCCTTCCTGATCTGGTAGGGGGAGAGGATCACCGGACACGGCACCGTCGACTCACGGACCGCGGTGAGGACGTCCGCCAACACTGCTGGGTCCATCGACTTCGGGCGCGCCTTCCGCTTCGACGCTTTCACTTCGATCTCACGCACCGGGTTGACTGTGCACGCCCCGAACCGAACGGCGATCTTGAACATGCCGGTGAGGATGGTGCGAGCGATCTTCGCGGTGGACACACCGGAGCGGGTGACGATTTCTGCGACGAACGCGTCGATGCGCTGCGTGGTCGCTTCCCGGATCTGGAGGTTCCCGAGGGCCGTGACGATGCGTTTCCCGACTGGGTCGTAGGACTCGAAGGTGAGGGGTGCGCGGTCCTTCTCAACGAGCTGCTTACGGAACGCAGTCCACAGGACGGACACTTTCGATGCCGGTGTTATGACGTCCGATGCGACGACGGTCCGTTCCGATAGCGCTTCGACCAACGCCCGCTCGGCTGCGGCGCCTGTGCGGTCTGCGGCGCCGGTCGGTGTGTACCGGAGGATGGGGCGGGTGACACCGTCGGCGTCTCGGACACGGCAGAACGCCTGCCACCGACCGTCCGGCAACTGTTTGCGGGTGATCTTCCCGTGCGCCCCGATCGGCAAAGGTGGACGAGGCATCAGCAGTCCTGCCGTGAGGGCAGCACTTCGAACTCAGGGAACAGGCTCGACATTCCTGTCTGGGCGATCCCGAGATTGTCGTAGGCGAGTTTGCCGTTCGCCAATCGCTGACCGTCGAAGCCTTTGCAGTTGATGGAGACGAACCAGCCACCTGTTTTGCCGAGCTTTTTGAAGCGGTCGTTGATGTCGAAGAAGACGCGGGATAGTTCGTCGTCCGAGTATTGGTCGACGACGTAGGCGGTGGCGTAGCCTTCGTGGTCTTCCTGGAGCTGGTACGGGGGCGTGGGGAAATCAGCGATCGCGGTTGTCGTTGGTTCCGGTGCCGGCGCGGGTTCACTCGACGACGAACATCCCGCCACCGCAAGAGTGGTCACCAGCGCCCATCCAAGTGATGCTCCAAGTCTGCGACTTCGACCGGGTCCAACGATTCCATCCTGCATTTGACGATCCTCTCGGTAGTCCACAACATCTCGGCAAGCTCGGCGGGCTGATTCGTCCACTTCAATGCGTCGATCAACGCAGGCAGTGGGATCAGTCGTCGGGCGGCGATCTCATCGACGATCCGTTCCTCCCGGCGCGTGTACATGGAGTGCTTGGGGAGGGGGAGGATGCCGCGTTCGAGATGCCCGATCTCATGCGACAGGGTGGTGCGTCTGCCTGCTTGATCGAGGGTTCTGCACAGCCAGATCCGGTTACCTTGGACGAGGCCGCGGACACCGGGTTCCAGTTCGTAGCTGGTGCAGATGATGACGTGGGGGTACTGCTCTGCCATGTGCCGCCACGGGTGCCAAGTGCTGGACATGCCCTGAAACGTAACGGGAGGTACTGACAAGAAATGCCCGATTTACGGCTTACAGCAATGTGATTCATTCAGTCATCTGAATCGGCGGCGACGTCGAGGTCATGCTTCGACGGCGGTGGGACAGACTTGTCACCCCACTTGCCCTGGACAACGTTGGAGCCTTGACTTGCCGGAGTATCGGTCTCAGCCTTGTCGCGTTTGGCGCGTTCGATCTTGGGTGCGGCGAAGAGTCGGATGATCTCGTCGACGGCTTTTCGTTCGCGGTCGTCGAGTAGGTCTGCTTCGACGGGCGGCATGTATGCGTTTTTGACGGTGCGTGCTTGGCCGACCCAGCGGGACACTTCGGTGACGGGTAGCCCGAGGGCGTCTGCGACTTTCTGGACGGTGCTCGGTTTAGGGGTGACGGTGCCGGATCGCATGTTGCTGATGGTGGATGCGTTGATGCCGATTGCTGCGGCGAGGGCGCGGAGGGATGGTTCGCCGTTTCTTCCGTCGATGAAGTTTCGGGATCGTAGGGCTGCGTCCCACAGGTCGTCAATGCTGTCGTTTTCGCTCATGTCTACAGACGGTTCCTCAGTCGGCGGCTGTTCGAATACTCGAAGTGTAGACACGGCGGATACAAATTCCATCGCTGTGATTCGTTGACCGCAGCGTATCGCCCGAAAAATTGTTACCTAGGTGTAGACAAACGCGTCTACAAGTGTCTACAGTCTTGCAAGACACAAGACGCACGTATACAGTCGGAGGGGTAGACATGAAGGCCGAAAAACACCCGATCGAATGGAGATTCGATGTGATCGTCAACCGCGACCTACTCGTCGCGCACATGGATTTCGCAGGCTTCACGTGCCGCTCCCTCGCCTTCAAGGTGGGGTGCTCGCACTCGACGATCGGCCACTACCGAACAGGCCGACGGAAGACGTGCGACGCGAAGCTGGCGAAGAAGATCGCGAAAGCGTTGAGCTGCCCGATCTCGCCTCTTTTTTTGCCGCATGCGTCTCCTGTCTTGCCGGACGCAAGACGTCACGCTGCAGCGGTATGAGCACACAAAAATGCCCGCCCCGGTGCAACGGGGCGGGCGGTACACCCACCAATCGGAAGGAAAAGCAGATGCACAACAAGGATAACGTGCTCGGCAAGCTGGTCGCGGAACTCGACGCGGTCACCAAGCACTTCATGATCTTGCGCGGCACTCACACGGGCTGGCAGATCTCGGCGTTCGTCACCGCCGACCACACGGGCCAGTTCGTCACCCCGATCCCGAACAACATCGACAACACCACGGTCTGCGTCGACGGTCAGGGCCCGACGTTCGAATCGGCTCTCGAAGACGCATTGCAGAAGATCGCTCTCGCGGCACCTCAGGCGGTGTCCGCATGACCGAGCAACTGCTGACCGTCGACGGGCGCACCGTCACCAACATGGAGCGCCTCGGTTGGATCGACGGCGCGTCCCGCTGGGTGCTCGAACTCGAAGACGGAACGAGCATCCTCGCGACGTCCACCGAGATCACCGTGTACGTCCGCAAAAGCACTGAACCGGTGGCGCGACCCAAGGGACTGTCACTCGGTGCGATGTGCGCGATCGGTGGCGCCGCGTTCGTCGCGGTCCTCGCCCTCGGTATCGCCTGGATGACCCGAGTAGGTCTGCTGTGACCCTCCTCAACCTCCTCCACGACGACCTGTACTGGCACGTCGACGAAGTCTGCGACAACTGCGGCTACGAACTCGGCACCCACGACGACTGGCCCGAGCCGTTCTGCCCCGACGGCTGCGACGGCATCTACCTCGACGACGCCGGCGACCTCGTCAACGACAACGGCCACCCACCGACCTGCCGATGCCCCGGCATCTGCGACCCCGACTACTACCACGACCAAGGACGGTAACCATGACTCTCACCGGAATCCTGTTGGACGAGCCGCTCAACCCGGGTAGCGACGAATGGTGGCAGACGTACTCCGCGTCACAGGTCGCGGCGATCGTCGGACTGTCGAAGTGGGACACTCCCCGCTCCATTTACGACGCGAAGAAGGGCATCACTCCACGCGAACCGCAGACCGACGCTCAGGGCCGCGGCCACCAGTTCGAACCGCTGATCCGCGGGTGGGTCGCAGGGCAGAACCCGGAGTGGACGGTCTCCGAGACCGGGTGCTGGCGACATCACGAACGCACGAACCACACCGCAACTCCCGACGGCATCGTCGTGACCGCAGCAGGGGAGCGGGAGCTGCTGGAGATCAAAACCGCCGAGGACATCTACACCTGGGGCGACACCCTGCTGATCACGTACATGGTGCAGGTGGCGTGGCAGATGTATGTGACCGGCGCCCAACGCTGCCATGTCGCGGTGTGCGGTCCGTTCGAACTGTTCAACCGCCGCCCGAAGATGTTCGTCATCGAACGCAACGATGCGGATATCGCCGCGCTCGTCCGCCGAGTCGACAAGTTCGACGCTGCACTCAGCGCAGGGATTCAGCCTGCCGCCGACCATTCGCGCCTGCCCGATCAGGTGGCGGTGCGGTACGGCAACACCGAGATTGTCGACAACCCCGGTTTGGAGATCCCCGACTCCCTGGCGGTGCCGTATCTCGACGCGTTCATGCGTGAGGCGGAGGTGAAAGCAGCGAAAGCGTCGACGGCGTCGCAACTCCTCGAATACCTGGGGTCGCAGAAGAAGGCGACGTATCGCGGTCACACGATCGCGACTCGCGTCAACGGCCGCGGCGACAATCCGCCCACGTTGCGTGGCGTCACCGGCCTCGCAGATTTGGCAACCGAACTCCTCACGAACGAAAAGGCAGCAGCATGAGCAACGAGCTTGCAGTACAGGAACACTCGACCGCACTCACCATCCGCGAGGACCAGTTCGAGTTCTCGTCCCAACAGGTTGCGGCACTCAAGCAGTTGGGTGTCGACCAGGCAACCGACGGTGACCTGTCGGTGTTCTTCCACCAGGCCAAGCAGACCGGACTCGACCCGTTCGCGAAGCAGATCTACATGATTGGCCGCAACGCGAAACTCGACGACGGGTCGTGGGGCAAGAAGTACACAATCCAGACCGGCATCGACGGCTACCGTCTCATCGCGCGCAGGGCAGCGAAGAAGGAACGTGAGTCGCTGGGCTACGGCGACACGCTGTGGTGCGGGGAGGACGGGCAGTGGCGTGACGTCTGGCTGGCGCGCACCAACCCGTCGGCGGCGAAGGTCACTGTCATTCGCGACGGGCAGCCGTTCGCGGCAGTCGCGCTGTGGACCGAGTACGTGCAGACGACGCGTGACGGAAAGCCGAACACGATGTGGTCGAAGATGGGAGCCAACCAGCTCGCGAAATGCGCTGAGGCCCTGGCGCTCCGCAAGGCATACCCGCAGGACTTGTCGGGGATCTATACGAGCGAAGAGATGGGGCAGACGGAGAACGTCGATCAGGTGTCGTTGCCGGCGCAGCGGCCGGTCGATCGTCAGGCGCGTGGGTCCGCTCCGCGTTCGATCAGTGAAGCGTTGTCTGAGCCTCCTGCACCGTTCGATGTGGATTCGGTTCTGGATGCGATGGCAGGCACCGACGACATCACCGGGTTGAAGGCGCAGTGGGAGGCGGTGAAGAACGATCTGGGGGACCGGCGTAAGGAGGTTCTGGATTTCGTGACGGCACGGTTGATGCAGTTGCGGGACGCGCAGGAGACGGCGGCGGAACCGGAAGTCGGTCAGCAGGCGGTTGATGTCGAGATCGTCGACGACAACGAACCACAACAGGTGTTGGCATGACGGCGAACCCGCGGCTGATGGACATCAAAGAACTCGGCGTCACCCTCGGCGTCGCACCCCAAACCATCCGCTGCAACCGACACACCCACCCCCTCTACAAGAAAGCGCTGAAACTCGGAGGCCCCACATCGCCTTTGAAGTGGCGCCGCGAAGACGTCGACGCCTACTTGGACAGCCTCACCCAGGAGTCAGCATGACCAACAAACCCGGCGTCCCACAAAACCACAAGACGCCCTTCACCGAAACACCCGCAGGCGACCTCCAATGGCAAACCGCAGCCGCCTGCCACAGCGAAGACCCCGAACTGTTCTTCCCCAACGGCAACGGCAACGAAGTCCGCGTACAAGTCCTCCGTGCACAAGCCGTATGCCTGTCCTGCCCCATCGCATCCGTCATCGGCTGCGCCCGCCAAGCCCTCGACACCAACGCCGCATTCGGAGTCTGGGGAGGCGAATACCTAGGGGAAACGAGGTTGACGCGCCACGCAGCACGCCAACGACTCGCAGTGATCGCGGGACGACCAGCCCCGCAAGAGAATCGGCCGGCACTGTTCATCGGGCAGCCATGCCGCACCTGCAAACGTGTCCTGCGGGGCCGCAACACCCCGGTAGCAGAGGCACCAGGGACGGTGAAACTTCGCTGCAACGGTTACTGCGACGGCTGCTGGGAAGCGATCAACCCGCGCCGCATCAAGGCAGCGAGCTGACATATGGAACGTGTGTGGCTGGCGACGAACTACTACCAGGACCCCAAACTGGTCGGCTGCTCCGCCAACACAGAGCGCATGTTCAGCCGTCTCATCGCCTACTGCGGCAGCGCAGAAACTGGCGGGTTCCTCCCCGTCGATCCACACAAAGCGGTCGGTTTGCCCAGCGGAAAGAAGTCCGTCGACGACCTCGTGCAGCGCGGAGTTCTCATCGACTTCGACGCCGTTTCCACACAGGAAATGGAGACAAAGACTCGACGAAATGACGACGAAATGACGACGAAATCAGAGGGCAAGTTGCAGTGGAAATACCGGTTCGCTGGATGGTCGAACTGGAACTCGCAGGCCGATGAGCTGGTGAAACGTAAGAGAGCGGAGCGTGAACGGCAGAAAAGGAAGCGCGAAAAAGACGCAATCCTGTCACGTGACATGTCACGTGACGTCACGCACCCAGAGAAGAGAAGAGAAGAAGAGAACTCTAAAGAGTCCTCTAAGAACACTCACCTAAGTACCGCACGCGAGGAGCAACCGCGCGGCCCCGCCATCCCCGTCGACGCATGGAAACTGATCCGCGACATCATCCCCAGCGGACACCCCCAATCGGTGAAAACGGATCTCGCATTGAGGGCCGGGGCGCTGATGTCCTCCGGGACACCCGAAGGCACCGTCCGGGCCGCACTCGAACTGTGGCTCACCAAACCGAACGCCGGCACCGGGCTCCTCGCGAACCTCGTCTCCGAAGTCATCAAAACCGCCAACCCCATGACACCAACCGACCGCCTGATGTCGACCGCCGACAAACGCGTCGCCGAAGCCCAATCCCTCCGAGCCCTCTTCGAACCCACCCCACCCCGAATGAGAGAAATCCAATGATGTCGAAAACTGACACCCTCGACGTGCTCACCGCCATCGCCGCCTACGACCTCCGCACCATCGGCGAAGCAGACGTCACCGCATGGCACCTCGCCATCAACGAACTCCCCAAAGACCTCGCCCTCGAAGCCGTCGTCATCCACCACAAAGTCTCTACCGACCGCATCAAACCCGCGAACGTCCTCGGAATCGCGAAGTCCATCCGCCGAGACCGCGCCGAACGTGAGTCCGCTGATGCTAGGGAGGCTCGTGCTGCCGCCCAGGATCGCCGTCACGGCCTCAAAGTCGTCTCCGGTGACACGCAGCTAGGGGGACTACCGATCGGGGGCGCAGACGGGCCACCAGTCCCCGGCGCCTACATGGTCAACGACGCCTGGGAACGCCAATGCCCCACCTGCAACGCCGACGAACACGAACCCTGCACCAACCCCACCACCGGCAACTCCCGCAAAATCCCCTGCCTCACCCGCCTCAAAAAACCCGCCTAACCAGCATTTGCTACAACCGTCCAACGTCTTGCGAGACACAAGACACTTGTATACGCTGGACCCCACAACACGCCTGGTGCAACAGGCCAAATCGGAAGGACCCCGCACATGACCACCACGACGAAAACGAGCTGGGTGCCCGCCCCCCGTGTCCTCGAAGGCGACTGGCAACACATCACCCAAGCCCTCGAAAACCTCCCCGACGGCACCATCGTCCGCCCCAGCCCGGAAGCCGCAGCAGACCGCGAATGCGCCGCCTTCATCGCCGTCCAAGGCTTCACCGGACGCACCTGGCAAGGCACCGGCGCACACGGCACCTTCGCCACCCAATACCTCGCCAAACACTGCGCACCCCTGACAGTGGTTAGCGCATGAAGACTTACGTAGTCACCGTCATCGGTGAGTCCCGCGAGGAATACCACGTTGAAGCCGACAGTGCCGAGGAAGCTCAAGAACGTTGGCACGATTTCCCGCAGACGTCCATCGAAGTGAGTAGTGCGGAAGTCGTTGACGTTGAAGAGATCCAGCCGTGAACGCGACAAGCCTGCGAACAGTGGTTAACAAATGACCACAAACACACCACAAAACCACAGCCCAGAATGTGTATCCGCCTTTTCGGGTGTGCGTGTGGAGGGGTTGGGTGATCCACGATGAGCGGGTTGGATCTCGACGCCATCGAAGCGCGCGCGGAGGCGACGACCGAGGGACCGTGGTGTGCAATCACGTCAGGCATTCCCAATGGAGACCACTGGTACGTCTGTAGCGCAGAAGGCGAATCGTTGGCGTACATCTCCGCGGACGACGGCATCAACGAGGACCAGCGTGAACCGGACGCCGAGTTCATTGCTCATGCCCGCACCGATGTTCCTGCGTTGTTGGCTGCTCTGCGGGAACGGGACAACACCATCACCCGAGTACGGCAAGTCCTCAAGGGCGCTTGGCCGGAAGACGGCGCAGGCATCGACGTAGTTGCAGCGGAAGCCGTACGCGCTGCCCTCGACCCACAGGAGACGAAATGAGCACCGACATAAGCACAGCAGTGTTCCCCGGCCGCAGCGAGTACGACGGCGGCCTATTCAAGGTCAAGGTGTTCACTCCCTCGAATCGGGACGCCAAACCCGGTTGGCCGGATACTCGAGATGGCGATTGCCAGATCGACGTGGCGTGGAAAAACGACTACGGCGACTTCGGCTGGGACGAGTACGACAACTGGTCTCCCGCTGAACTTCGCAAGGCTGCGCGCGCCATGCTCGCCGCCGCCGACCGAATCGACGAGTTGCGTACTCCCGCTTCGGAGCCGCTGTCATGAGCACTCTGATTCCCGTGGAGGTCATCGCAGAGGCGCTGGCGAAGCATCAGTATCAAGGCCGCGGGCTCTGCCGCTGCGGGTGGAAGTCGGACACGGAAGACAGTTTCGAGTGGATACCGCTGCACGAGGCCCATCAGGCGTCTGTGATTGCAGCCCTCCCCGACATCGCAATCGTCGCACTGCCGGAGCCGGACGAGCAGGTCACGGATAGACGTCCAGGCTTCGCCGGACTGACATTCCCGGCTTGGCATCCGCACGGTATCGGTGACATCGGATCGGCTGCGGTCGGGCAACATCCCGGCATCGTCGAAGCCTGCTGGTCCGGTGTGACCATGTGGACGCCCGAGGAATCACGATCGGTAGCGGCCGCACTACTCGCTGCTGCCCGCGCTGCTGGGGGTGAGTCGTGAGCAAGGGGCGGATACGCGCGGTCCCGGACGTCGAACCGGAACCGCTGTCGGTCGATGAGATGCAAGCGAGCGGCAACAAGATCGCGAAGCAGCTACGCGGCGTGGCGATCCTCGCCGCACAAGCTGGGATGTCGGAGCGCATCTTCAAGGACCGCTGGACAGTCAACGATGTGCGCAGTCTCCGCCAACAGGCGCGTCTCGCGGCACTGAGGTGGAACGAAGCCGACGCTCTCGCAACAGAAATCCTCGACCAGGTCGAGCGCGCAAAGAAGGGAGCGCAGTCATGAGCAAGGAACTGGAACTCATCGCAGAAGCGATGCGGGACGTCGCAACTGAGGGCCACAACGATGCGCCGGGTGCTCGCGATGACGGCCAACTGTGGGGCGCGTTCCCGAACACGATGACAGTGCACGACCTCGCTGCTCATGTGGTGTCCCGGTTGTCGGACGCCGGATACAGCATCGTGCAACTACCCGAGGCGGAATCCAAGCACACGCTCACCTCTGGGCAGAGCTACGAAGCGTTCCCAATCTGGGCGACCGTCTCGCCTGTGATCGCGTGGAGTGACGGTGATGTGTCGATCGAGGAGTACATCGGTGACATATCCGCATCCGACGCCCGTGAGCTTGGCTTGATCCTCCTCGCCGCTGCTGCTGCCGCTGAGGAGGAGAAGCCATGGGCTGGGCTGTAGGAGAGGACCGAAACCGTCAGCGGCACATCGGGTACGGCGTGCCCGCATTGTGCGACCACCCGGGCTGTGAGACCCGCATCGATCGCGGATTCGCATACGCCTGCGGTGGTGATCCATTCGAGCACTGCGGACTGTTCTTCTGCTTACCGCATCTCGATCACTACAACGACGATGCCGACAACTACGTGTGCGAACGCTGCGCAAACGACCAGCCACCGTTCGAACCTAGTCCCGACGTCCCCGACTGGGTGGATCACGTAGCCACGGATAAAACGTGGGCGACGTGGCGGTCCGAGAACCCTGAGTGGTTGCGGCGGATGCAGATCAACCGGTCACGGCTATGAGCGCCGGAGAAGCCATGAGCGCGTGGGAGATGGATGCAGTGGACTTCGCCGACATCGGGAAACTGCACCCCACAAAAACGTTGCGGTGGGACACGTGTTGGTCGTCGCCGCCGATCTCCCTCAACGACCGCGGCAACTGGCGCACCCGCGCACGGAAAGTAAAGGAGGTTCGGGAAGCAGCCCGCATCCTCGCCACCGCAGCACACCTCCCACGCAACCTCGACCACATCACCGTCCAGCTCGTGTACCGGCCACGAGACCGCAGACGCCGCGACGCCGACAACCTCGTCGGCACACTCAAAGCCATATGCGACGCCCTCGTCGACTACGGCACAGTCGACGACGACACCCCCGAATACATGACCAAACACATGCCCCGAATCGACACCCCAATCGCAGGGCAACCCGGACACATCTGGCTCGAACTCGAATGGGAGACAACACCATGATCGATGTGCTGTGGTTGGCCGGCACCTTCAACCCGAACGGTGAAGGTATTTCCGACACGTTCGCGAAACACCTGGACCCCAAACGCTTCCGCTTCCGATACGTCCCATACCCCGCCGACTACGGCAAGGTTGTCTCCTACGCGGAAAGCTCGCGACTCGGGGAGATTGCTCTTGCGCGCGCAGTTTGGGAATGCCCAGGCGCTGTTGTCGTCGGCGGCTACAGCCAGGGCGCAACGATCGCAGGGAACTACGCGGCGAAGTACGAAGCGAAGCCACGCAAGGTGATCGGTTGCGCGCTGATCGCTGACCCATTGCGAATCGGTGACGCCCCGGTCGTCAACGGCAACCCGGGCGGTTACGGCATCGGTGGACAACGCCGCATCGACAGCACCCGACTTCTCCAGGTCGCAGCGTGGGGTGACCCCATCACCTCCCTTCCCGCGGGCAACTATCTGCGTACCGTCGCGGATTTTTCGGAGTTCATGGGCCGGGATGTGAACGCATGGGCGCTCGATGTCGCGGGGAAGGTGATTCGGGGGCAGTTGCAGCCGTGGTGGCGCTGGTCGAACCGCCGCGACTGGGCTGAGGCAGGACGCTGGTTGCGCGGCTACACACACGATGGCCGCCACACCGACGCCTACATCCGCGACGGGCTCTGCCAACAACTCGCCCAAGCCGTGAATAGGGAGATCCGATGAGTGACACATGGGCGATGGTCATCATCTTCGGAATGATCTTTGCGTCGATGGCCTGGACCGACTGGCTGGACCGACGATGAGCGCAGGCGAAGTCGCGGTACAGATCGGGCGCGCACTCTGGATCACCCAACTTCATGAGGCCGCAGTGCGAGCAATGTATGTCGTGTTCGAGATGCTTGGCATCCCGTTCACTGCCGAGTTCAGCCGTCAAATCGACGACATCCTGAAACCCCTCATGAAGGAGATCCGATGAGTGCTGATCAGCATGAGCATGTGTCGTATGCGGCGACCGTGTTCACCGAAGCCGTCGACGACCTGATCGGTTTGCAACGAACCACCGTCACAACCGACAGTGGCCCTCGGATTGTGGCGTTGCCGTCCCGGTATGCGGAGATCGTCTCCTCCATCGCCGGGGCGCAGGGCACAGCATTCGGGGGAGTGGCACGCTCGATGCCGCCACTGTGGGTGGATGCTGTGGATTGGTTGACGTTGGTGGATGGTGAGGTGCGTGAGTGGACACCACACAGCCTCGCAACGGACACGGTGGTGCGGCTACGGGATCTGGTGGAACACCCCTGGCGGCCACAAGACGTCGACCTCCTCCAGCACTACACACAAACACTGCAAATCTGGACACGCCGTGCCCATGATCTCCTCAACCCCGACGAAACGCACCGCTGGGAGTTGACGGCAGCATGCCCCGCCTGCAACGTGAAAACCGTTCACCGCAAAGACTCCGCAGGCGACTACGTCCGCCAAGCCGCCCTCCAAATCACCGCCGACGGCTGCAAATGCACGGCCTGCCACACCACCTGGGGGCCACAGTATTTCACCCACCTCGCAGCAGTACTCGGCTGCACAACACCCGAAGGCGTACTCCAATGAGCAACGACCTCCCGTGGCCGCAGGCAGTAGAGATCGCTCGACTCACCGACGAGTTGGCTCGCTCGAACGAAAAGATCCGCGAATGCGCTCGATCTGCGATCGACTGGCGAGTCACAGCCCGCGAGTACAGGGCACAAGTCAACGCGGTCCGAAAGCTACTGGATGAGAAAGACCCCAGCCTGAGCTACGTCGGACCGTTTGGGGGAACGCTCTTTCACGAGGACACGATACGAAAAGCGTTGGAGTCCGGCACCTCGCCGTGAGGCGAGGCTACGGGGCCGAAGAACCCCAACCGGATCAAACTCAGCATACCCAATAGAAAGCGAGTCGGAGAAATGACAAACGAGATGCAGCAACGCGACCTAGAGCAGACCATCACTCGGCTACAGAACCTGTCTGACAACATGATTGCGACCCGCATTCCTGTTGGCGGGTCGGCCTCTGACATCGAGGCAGCGAAGCAGCGGCGGGCAGATGGCGTAGAGCTACGTGAGGCGATGATGCCGCTTTCAGCGCGCGATCTCGCAATGTTCCGCGCAATACTGGACGAAGAATGACACGGTTGTGATTTCAATCTGCTACGCTGAGTTCGCGGGTGAAGTGTCTCCAAAACCTTCCCGCCAATCATGCGGACGAGAAACGGTCGGACATCTCGGGTTGGACCAGCACACGTGCTCTGCTGCGAAGACTGCCAGGTTCGACTCCTGGCTTCCGCTCCAAACTTCTCCGGTCGGAGGCTCCGTGAATCTTGTACACGAGCTGTTCGCGACCGTCCTGCGTGCGCTGGCGTTGTGGGCGATCCGCCGTGGATAACCTCCAACGCTACCCAAACGCCAAAGCATCACTCCTCACCCTGGACTGCTGGCACCCAGGCTGCCCCTTCCACGAGCTGGTCGAAGGCGTGACGCTTCCCGGCAAGGTGGTTTACGAATCCGACACGAGTGTGTGGGCGGAACACAACCGGAAGGCACACGGACGTGGCTGACCTCGGCACACCACTACAACGCGTCGGGCATGGCCGTTGGGCGATCGTCCCCATCGGCATCCTCTGGGTCACCGACCAAGGTGTTGTTGGGTTTCAGCCGCCACCCAAAGCCGATCCCACACCCATCGAAACGTTGATCGCGAACGCCTTGGATGCGGGGAAAGACGGCAACACCGCATTCGATGAGATCGCAGCAGTGTTGGGTGCAGCAGCCGCTAAGACCGGTGATGTCGCGACATGGACCATCGACCGCCGACAGGTACTCCCATGAGTGTTGCTCGGCGTCGGACTGACGACGTCCTCGTGTTGGTTGTGAAAGTCGCAGCAGCAACCGAAGACGCAGACCACAGCCAGAAAACAGCACTCCAAGCACTAGTCCCACAGTTCGCAGCCCTACGCGAAACCAAAGACCCCGACAAAATCGCAGACCTCGACCGCCAAATCCACCGCATCATGGGCCCCACCTGGCAACCCCAAGGCCAATGGGCAACCGCCACCCGCGACGCACACACCATCATCAACAACGGCATCACCGCCCGCGGACATGATCCCGCGCAACTCTTCGCACCACCCAAATAACTCCCGACCCCCACAAAGCGGGAACGGAGGCGCCACATGGAATGGACCCCAGAAGCCGACGCCATACTGCGTGAACACCACGCAATCGGCTCAAGCCAAAAGGTAACCGCCCAAGCCATCGGTGGCGACTGCCAACAGAACGATGTGTCGCGCCGCATGAAACGGTTAGGACTCCTCGCGCGGTCACAGAAGTTCGCCGCAGCCAACGAAGAAACCCGCGAACGCCTCGCACTCCAACGCGCCGAACTCGCAGAAGCAGTCCTCGCAGACGCCATCAACCTCCGCGAACGCATCTGGACCGAATACACCTACTACGAAAAAGGCCCCAACGGCCCCGAACTCGTCACCCTCGACGTACCCGACGCGAAAGCCGTCTCAGACTTCACCAACGCCGTCGCAAAAATGATCTGGACCCTCGACAACCTCACCCGCATGGGCGCCGGCCGCAACACCGAACAAGCCAAAAGCATGCTCATCCAAATGCAGGAAGCGCTCCTCAAAGCCGTCGAAGCAGAAGAACAGGCACCCGAGTGAGCATCCTCGACAATCTCTCCATCTCCCGCAAGCAAGCCCGATCCATCGCCCTCGCCAATGGGGACGCCGCACGCTCCCAAGTCAACCTGTGGCACGGCGCAGTCCGCTCAGGGAAAACCATCGGCTCCCTCGTCAAGTTCGAGATGAAACTCGCAGACGCCCCCGACGTCGGCGAAAACATCATCATCTCCCGCACAAGGGATACGGCGTACAGAAACATCCTCGCCCCCATGCAATCCCCAAGCTTGTTCGGGCCGTGGGCGGAACACGTCAAATACAACCGCGGCGCACCCACAGCCGAAATCATGGGCGAAACCGTCCACATCATCGGCGCCTCAGATGTCCGAGCAGAAGCAGTCGTCCGAGGCATGACCGTCAAACGCTCCTACGTCGACGAATGGTCACTCATCTCAGAAGAGTTCACCAACATGCTCGTCTCACGCCACTCCGTCGAAGGCGCATGGTGCGGGGGAACAACCAACCCCGACGCACCCCAGCACTACCTCAAAAAGGACTACATCGACCGGGCAGAAGCACGCGGACACCGCATCTTCCACTTCGGCCTCGAAGACAACCGCGCACACCTACCCGACGGCTACATCGAAAACCTCTCCGCCCAATACGAAGGCATGTGGCACAAACGGTTCATCGACGGCCTCTGGACAATGGCACAAGGCGCCATCTACGACTCCTTCAACACCGACATCCACGTCATCAAAGACATACCCGAGATGCGGGCCATCCTCTCCGTCGGTGTCGACTACGGCACCACCAACCCCACCCGAGGCGAACTCATCGGCCTTGGTGTCGATGACTGCCTGTACGTCATCGCCGAATGGGCACCAGGAACAGGCACCACCGGTCAGCGCGCGCAATCACTGAAACAGTTCCTCGTCGACACACACTGGCCGAACTACATCTTCGTCGACCCCAGTGCAGGCGAGTTCAAGATGCAGCTCTACACCGACGGTGGATTCCCCACCATCGCCAACGGCATGAACCGCGTCAAAGACGGCATCGAAATGATCGCCTCCCTACTCACCGCAGGTCGCTTGTTCATCCACGAATCCTGCACCGAACTCATCGGCGAAATGACCGGCTACGTCTGGGACGCCGACGCCAGCGCTAAAGGCGAAGACAAACCCGTCAAAGAAAACGACCACGCCGTCGACGCCCTGCGCTACGGCATCGCAACAGCACGACCCATGTGGATGGACTTCATCCCACTACTCGCTGCCACCAAGCAGCCCGACGACACCCTGGAGGTGACTGCGGCGTGACATTCCCCGAGAACTCCGAATGGCCGCCGAAACCTCACGACCGCGTCCTAGCAGCCTGCGCAGAACGGCAAGTGTGGTGGGAAGGCGACCCCGACAAACTCGCAGAGTTCTACAGCGACGGCGGCCGAACCACCACCAACCGTTTCGCCGCAGCCTGGCAAGCATTCTGGGGCAAAGCACAAACCCACGGTGAACGCCCCGCCCGCGTACACGCACCCATCGCAGCCGACATCGGACGCATCGCAGCCGCAACACTGTTCGCCGACCCACCACAAATCCTCGCGTCCGAAGCCGACAAAGGATTACAGGACCGGGTCGACGCGATCTGCAACAACTCCGCAACCCACGCAGGCCTACTCGCAGCCGCCGAATCAGCATCCATGCTGTCCGGTGTGTACGGGCGCGTCGTGTGGGATAAAACCGTCGCAGACGAACCGTGGATCGACTGGGTAGACGCCGACCGCGCCATCCCCGAGTTCAAATGGGGACGCCTATCCGCCGTCACCTTCTGGTCGGAACTACCCACCGACGACGAACACGTCGTCTGGCGGCACCTACAGAAGTACACCCCCGGCAACGTCTTCCACTCCGTGCACCGCGGAACATCATCGAACCTCGGTGTGACGATGAGCCTCGCAGACCACGCCGCAACAGCAGGCCTCGCGACCCGCGTCGGCATGAACGGTGAAACCCTGCCGACAGACCGACTCCTCGCCCAGTACATCCCGAACATGGGACCGAACCCGCAGTGGCGGAACGACCCCGTGTTGAAACCTCTCGGCCGCGCCGACCTCGACACCCAAGTTATGCGGCTGATGGACGACGCCGACAAGACCTGGTCGTCATGGATGCGTGACCTCGACCTCGGCAAAGCCCGAGTGTTCATCTCCCGGCAGCTCTTGAAGAACGGTCGCGGTGGTGACGGCGCCGGCTTCGACATCGACCAGAGCATTTACGCGCCGGTCGGAGACATGGTCGTCAACGGTGACATTTCGACGGTGATGGACGCGCAGCAGTTCGCGATCCGCGTCGACGAGCACTCCCGCACCTACGAAGGACTACTGCGGTTGATCATCGGCCGCTGCGGCTACAGCCCGTTGACGTTCGGCCTGTCCGACGAGGTAGCACAGACCGCGACGGAAACCGACGCGAAGACCCGCGATACAGCGATGACCCGGACTGCGAAGACCCGACTGTGGGCGCCACTAGCACCACTGACCACCTCGCTACTGGAAGTCGATGCAGCAGTGTTCGGCGGTAAGCGTCCGTCGGAGCTGCTGGAAGTGAAGTGGCAGGCGTCGAAAGAATCACCACGGACGCTCGCGGAAACCATCAACTTGCTGAATCAAGCTCAGGCTGTGTCGACGAAGACGAAGGTTGAGATGAAGTGGCCGGAGTGGGACGACGAGCAGGTTCAAGCTGAGGTCGATTTGATCGACAAGGCGAACACCGTGGATGTCCCCGCATTCGGTGGAAACCAGTTCGGACAAGACGAGACAAGTCCAGATAATCCCGTTGCAGGAGAGGAAGATTCAGTGGACGAGCCAGCCCCGGATCTCTCTAAGCTGTAACGCATGCTTGATCCCGCGGCCGCCCGCAACCAGTTCGCGGACGACCTCGTCGCCGAATACCAACGCCTCGAACTGATCCTCCTCGAACTCATCGCAGACAAACTCGCACGCGGATTGGATGCACCGGACTGGGCGCAACGCCAGGTGATGGAGCTGCAACGCTTCCGCAAAGAAGCCAGCGCCATCGCAGCGAAGATGGCAGGCAAAAGCCCGGAGTTGATTGCGGCTGCGATTCAGCAGGCTGTGACGGATGGGTTCATGGCCGCCTCGCAGGACATCGCTACCGCTGAGGGTGTACCCGCTGCACGGGTCATCGCGAACGCCGGTTCAGTGCCCGCAGTGGATGGCCTCGCCATCGCATCCCTACTCGCGGAGACGACGGGCGCGTTGGATACCGTCAACCGAGGCGTCCTGCGCGCCTCGGACGACATCTACCGCAAGGTGGTAGCCCGAGCATCCGCCGTCGTCGTCGCAGGCGCAGAAACACGCATCCAAGCCACACAACGCGCACTGAACGAGTTCACGAAGCATGGCATCACCGGATTCAAGGATGCACGCGGACGGTCCTGGTCACTCACTGCGTACACGGAGATGGCGATCCGCACCGGCACCACCAGTGCACTGATGCAATCCCACTCCGACCGGCTGACGGACCGCGGCTACGACCTCGTGATCGTCTCCTCACACCCGAGACCGGCACCGCAATGCCAACCCTACGAACGCCAAATCCTCTCCCTGTCCGGGCGGACAGTCGGGGTGATCGACGAAACGTCACGCACCACCGGGCGCACCGTCCGCGTCAAGGTGAAGGCGTCACTGGCGGAAGCGGAGGCCCGCGGCCTCCACCACCCGAACTGCAAACACCGCCACTCCCTGTTCGTCCCCGGCGTCACCGACACCAGCCCGACAAAAGCCGACGACGACGGCTACGAAGACACACAGAAACTTCGCTACCTCGAACGCGGGACGCGCGAGTGGAAGCGGCGCGCAGCAACAGCGTTGGACCCTGCCGAGAAGAAAGCAGCGCAGGCGAAAGCCCGCGAGTGGCAAGCCCGCATCAAAGACCACACCGACACAACAGGCGTCGGACGCCGCAGGGATCGGGAACGCATCGACCTCGGCCTCAAAACCGGGCAACTCGACACCGCGAAAGTACCGACCCCGAAAAAGCCGATCCAGAAATCGCAGCCGGAACGGGCGCCGCAGTCACCCGCCGAAGCTGACCGTATCGCCAAGGACCGCGCCGCGGTGGATCTCCCAGGTTTCCCGAAAGCCCCAGGAATCGAACTCGGAACGGTGGTCCGGGTAGGCAACGGCAAACGCGAATACCGCGTCGAAACACTGCGCACCGATGGCACCGCCATTCTCGCGCAGATCGAGGGCGCTAAGAAAACCAAGAACGTGTCCGCCGAGGACTTCGCGAAGCTGAACAAGATCCGCGACGACGACACTTTCGGTGAAGCCCGCCCTGTCACAAAGATAGGGGAGCGGTCGGAGCAGTCGTTCGAGACCCAACGAGAACGCGTGTCGAGGCACGAAGCCGAGTACCTGTGGAAGAACTCCCCAACCGTGCGCAGGGCCTATGCAAGCGGCCTGACCGCTGCACAGAAAGCCACGGTACTGGAGGCAATCGCCCGCAATCCGAGCCGGTTCTACGTCGAGATGTCGAAGAACGGGGAGGATTACAAGGCGCCGGGGCTGTTCGCGCGAGCCTTGGAAGACGAGCGTGGCACGCCGTTCACCAACCCGAGGACGCGTGCCGAGGAGAATAAGCTCCGTGTCGACAAGGCAGTGAAGCACTTGTACGCCGACCTGTCGACGTACACCAAAGCGGAACTTGCGGCGGCGCGAAGGGACGCGCTCGACATCAGCGGACGCTCGGCAACGGCGAAGCAGCATCGCGAGTCACTCGACTACAAGTCGTTCGGTTACCAGCGCGATCAAATGTCGTCGACCGTGATCGAGCAAGAGATCCTTCACAAGATCGCGGTCGAGCAGGAACGCCGCACCGCAGCCGCTTGGCTCGCAGCCGAAGCGAAGTACAAGACCGACGTCGCGAACTGGCTGGCAGCGGAAAAGGCACACAAGCCCCGGACCCTCACCGAGACAGCAGGTCGCGCTCTCGGTGCAAACGTGTGGAAGGGATTCGCCGAGACCCTCGACCTCGACGACGTCTTCGCGGTACGCACGTACACCGGCAACAGTTACGAACCGATCAACGAATACCTCCGTGGCCTCACAACCCGCATCGAACCGCACCACCAGGACGCCGTCGACCGTCTCGACAAGGTCATCGAACGCGCACCGCGCGTACCCGAAAGCATCACGGTCTCCCGCGCAGTTGGCGCGGACGTGTACGGCCTGACGAAGGACACCGATCCACGGTCGCTCACCGGCCGAACGTTCACCGATGGCGGCTACCTGTCGACGGCGCTGCAATCAGCGTTGAAAGCAGTGAATCGCGACGAAGTGGAATTGCGTCTCGATGTGCCCGCAGGCACCCGAGGGGTGTACGTGTCATCGCATTCCCGCGGTCATGCATCCTCGTTGGCCGTGTACGGGCCGATGGAAAACGAGCTGCTACTCGCTCGCGGCATAGAATACGAGGTCACCGGGGCCATCGTCGAGAACGGCCGTCAAGTGCTGCTCGCGCGGCTGACCAACCAGAGGAGTAACGGTGGGTAGCCTCTCGGACCCCTCGAACGTTGGCGCAACACCGGCCGACACCCAATCCTTCTACGGCGCTGAGAGAGTCGGCCAAGGCAGATGGGCGACCCTACCAAACCTGGGCATCCTGTGGACCGACGATGACAACGCGCTACAGCTCGCGTGGATCAAGAACTCCGACAACGATGCTGCGTACCTCATGTACCGACGGCTGAACAGTCTCGCCGCGGCTGGCGTCCCAGCATCGAGAGCGTTCGACGACTTGATTGCCGAGTTCGAGGTGACTGTTGTTTCAGGAGACCTCACCTCGCTCAGTTAGAAAGACTTCCGCCCGCATGGGTGGTTGATTCACTCTGTTCCACCCTCACAGCCCTGCACCTGCATAGGTGACAGGGCCATCACCGCATGGAGATGAAATGTCCGACGACAACACCACCGACTCCACCGATACGACCGACCAGGACAACGTCGACGAGTCGCAGAACCAGACCGGCACAGACAATCCCGCAGGGGATGACACGACCGACTGGAAAGCCCAGGCACGCAAGCACGAACAGCGTGCAAAGGAAAACGCAGCCGCAGCACGAGAACTCGCCAAGCTCAAGCAGTCCCAGATGAGTGAAGTCGAGAAGGCCGCGACAGAACGTGACGAAGCACGACAGGCCGCCGACGCAACTCGCGCCGAGAACGCCCGACTGCGCGCGGCTGTGAAGTACAAGAACCTCACCGAGGACGACATCGAAACGTTCCTCGGGGGAGTCCCGGCCGACAAGGTCGACGCCGCAGCGAAAGCACTCTCCGAGCGCATCGCCAAAGCAACCCCAGACGCCTCAGGAGCCGAACTCGGCGCCGGAGGCAAAGCAACACCCGAACTCGACCCTCGCAAAATCGCAGAGGCAGCCGCCAAGCGCGGAGGGTCCACCTTCTAACCAGGAGAACCCGCAATGGCAAACACCATCCTCAAGGCCAACCAGATCGTGGCCTCCGGGCTCGGCGTCCTCGAACGCGAGATCGTCCTCCCCAGGCTCGTCGCCTCCGACGCAAACGTCTACTTCTCGCAGCGGTCACCGTCCAACGACACCGTCTCCCTGCGAATCCCCGGACGCACCGTCGCCCGCGACTACGCATGGCGCAACAACCGCTCCACCCCGATCGTCGTCGACGACCTCACCGAGTTCAAGATCGACGTCAAGCTCGACACGCACATCTACAACGCGATCGAGCTGACGGACGAGGAACTGACCCTCGACATCGAGGACTGGACCAACCAGGTTTCGTTGCCTCAGGCACGGTCGATCGCGGAACGTCTCGAAGACAAGATCGCGACGAAGATCTCCGGCGAAACCTACCCGGATGGTGTCATCGAGATCGGCACCGCATTCCACACCGCGGCCGTCGAAGCGCGCCGGCGCCTGAACGTCTCGCACGTCCCGCAGGCCGGTCGCATCATGATCGTCGGCACGTCCGTCGAGCAGGCCATCTTGAACGACGACCAGTTCAAGAAGTACGAGCAGTCCGGTGACAACGGTGCACTGCGTGAGGCCACCATCGGCCGGGTCGCAGGGTTCACCGTTGTCGTGTCGAACAGCATCGACCCCGACGAGGCTTTCGCCTACCATCCGTCGGCGTTCCAGGCTGTCTACCGGGCACCGCAGGTCCCCGCGGGTGTCGCGTTCGGTCAGGCCCAGTCGTACGCCGGTTTGGCGATGCGCTGGATCCGCGACTACGACGCCGCATACCTGCGTGACCGGTCGGTGTTCTCGACGTTCTTCGGAATCTCGACGGTCAAGGACCCGGTCGACTACACCGATCCTGCGTCGGCACTGTCGTTGCGTCGCGCAGTGAAGCTGGCCCTGGATGTGACGCCGTGACCGAGGTTCCCACGTTCGTGAAGGGTGAGCCGGGGTTCACCGCGAAGTTGAATCAGCTCGCGGATGCGGTTCGTGAGTTGCAGAAAGCAGACGAGAAGCCTGCTGTGAAGCGCACTGCGCGCGCAAAGGCCGAGACGAAGCCCGCAGATGCGGAGCCTGTCGGCGGTCTGTCGGAGTAACACCCCTGGTTCGTCGGACGTCACTGCATGTCTTCGTTGTAGTGGCGTCCGACGAACCACCCCCAACCTTTTTCGAGGGAGTTTCGATGGCTCGGATCAAGCACAAGACAGGCGGGTACACGGGCACGTTGATCGTCGCCGCGACCCGCCTCGACTTCAAGAAGGGTGTCGCGACCGTCGACGCCAACAGTGAAGTACTCGCACGACTCTCGGCGCTCGGCTACGGGATCATGGACGACAACCCGAGCACGCTCGCGGAACGCACCGTCCCCGAACTCCGTAGCCTCGCCGAAGAGCAGGGCGTCGACCTCGATGGCGCCACCCGCAAAGACGAGATCGTCGCAGTCCTCACCGAAGGCACCGACGACAGTGGTTCGGCTGCCTGATGCTCAAGTACAGCGATCACAGTGCCTACGTGACCTTCACCGGTCAGACGCCCCCGGATAATTTCGACGCTCTATGCCGGTATGCCTCTGGTTTGGTGAAGGACGCGACGGTCTGTGACCGCTGGGTCGCGTTGCCGTCGGGGCTTCCTGTGGACGATGAACTGCGGGAAGCACTGTCGGATGCGACGAACGAGCAGATCGCGGCTTGGGATGCTGCGGGGATCGATCCGCAGAAGGGCGCGGGCGGGCAGGAAGCACGCCTGACAACAACGGGTGTCGACGGCGCGAACCTCTCCTACGACACGTACCTGACTGCACCTGACCGCGCGAAAATGGTCGACCAATTGTGTGCAGGCGCGTTTCAAATTCTCCGTGCGGCTGGTCTCGCGTCGACGTCGGTGCGATCGTTTTGAGCGCCGCCGATCAACTCGCCGCAGTGTGGTTCACCCACACGGTGAGCGTGGAACGGTGGCTGCGTGACGGCCCCCGCGGGCCCGTGTATGCGCCCGCCGAGGACGCGAAGGCGCGGGTGTCGGCGCAGAACCGCCTCGTCCTCAACAATCTCGGTGTGCAGGTCGTCTCCGCGAACCGCTGCTCAATGAGCGTCGATACTCCGCAAATCCCGGTCGGCTCGAAGGTGACGTTGCCGGCGTCGTTCGGTGCGAAGGTGTCGAAGGTGATCACGGAGTCACGGCACGACGGAGGACCGCACACCCCGAACTTCTACAGTGTGGATCTCGGATGAGCCTGCAATGGAACTCCGCTGCCGTGGAGGCTGCGATCACCCGCGGCGCCGAGGAAGGCGTCTTCGAAGCCGCCCAGGTACTCCAGGACCTCGCGGTCCAGAAGACCCCCATCCAGGATGGCATCCTGCGGGCGTCGGCGAAAGCAACTGCTGACGGTCTCGAATCGGCGGTCTCGTTCAACACCCCGTATGCGGTGCGCCAGCACGAAGACCTCGCTTTGAATCACCCCAATGGGGGAGAGGCGAAGTACTTGGAGCGCGCGGCGAACAGTTTCATGCCGGTGGCGGAAGTGATGATCGCGCAGGCCATTCAGCGGGAGACCGGGCTGTGACGGCTGTAAGCGTGGTTCCTACCGCGGTCGCTCTCGCCGAATGGTGCGCCAACCAGAACCTCGCCACCTACGACGGTGAAGGTGAAGGACCGACGCTGATGTTCGGGACTGGCTACGACAAGCCCGACGACGCCGTCATCCTCAACTTCTACGACGACGTCCGCACCGACGACACCCACAATCCGTGGCTGTTCTTCCAATTCCGGTACCGCACCAGCGGCGAAGACCCCCTCGCCGTCCACGAAGTCGCAGACCGCTACTACCAGCACCTCGACTTCCAGTATTCCCACCAACTGTCCCGGCTCATCCTGCCGGGTGGTGTCACCGTCCAATGGGCGGAACGCCGAATCACCACCGACGCAACGCAGGATGCTGCGGGTCGGTGGACCAGGGCCGACTCCTATCGGCTGACACTCAACCCGTCCTAGGAGGACACCCATGACTGCACCCTTGCAGCCCCCCAACCCGGCCGACCTGTCCACCGTCGCAGGCGGACGCTACGCCGTACAGATCGACACCTCCACCAACGGCACCGCCGACTGGGAGTTCATCAACGGCATCACCAGCTTCGTGCCGACACCGAACCCCAAGCTGGAGGACATCACCGACATCTACTCCGACGGCTGGACGTCGCAGGGCGTGTTCGGCAACGAGCTGACCATCGCCATCAGCGGCAAGCTCAAGGGCTTGAAGACCGCGGGCGTCGTCACCCCCGACCCCGGCCTGTCCGTGCTGCTGGAGAAGTCGTACGAGACCGGTGACGAGAACATGGCGCACCTGCGGTACTGGCGGTACGACGAGGTCGCCGAAGCCCGCGAAGGGTACTTCGCTGTCAACGTGAAGTACGACGGCGGCACCCCGTCGGAGTCGCAGAAGTGGTCGGGCACGTTGAACGGTCAGGGCAAGCCCACCGACATCACCAAGCCGACCACCCCGTAGTCAGTGTTCGCTGATCTCGACGAGGTATTGGATGGGGGCCTCCCACTGAAAGTGGGGGGTCGCCCCTACCTCGTCCCCGAACCCACCATCCGCCAAGGTCTCGCGCTCGTGCGGGTATTCGCCGAGAACGACGGCAAACTCGACGACGCCACCGAACTCGCTGAGGCGAAGAAAATCCTCGGCCCGATCTGGGACCAGTTCAACCGCGACGGTGTCGGCCACTCCAAGAGCGTCTTCGCAGGCCGATACGCACTGCTGCATTACACGATGGGCCCGGGTACCGCGCAAGCGTATGTCCGGCAGCGTGGGGTGGTGGATGCGGGAAACCCCCTACCCCCGAAACCGACACGGTATCGGGGGAAACACAAGAACAAGACGCAGCCACCGAACTAGTCGACCTGTCCCTCCCCGGAACCTATGGTGACGACGACCCTGGTGGCGGCCCGTACATCCCGGAAATCGGGATGCGGCGCTGGTACAACGACGACTCCCTAGCTGTTCTTCCCGGGGACGTTGTGGACGGTCAGTCGCTCGATGGGTGACTTGCCGCCGATGCCGGTATG